ATCCGGGGCCCTCTTATAAGGTCCCCTTCTTACCGAGAGAAGAACTGCCCACTTATGTCTTAAATAGGTTGTTGATCGTCGAGCAGTCTTGGCGATATTCCGTACAGAGAATGAAAGAGGAAATTGAGTTACATGATTACGTAGCCAGCGTAGTTGAGAAATATGTGAATAAATGGATGAGGTTAGAACCTTGGGAAGAAGAACTGATAGCTGAAGGCACCACAGCACACCCTTATGTGAAACCTTCACACAATTATCTGGCGGAACATGGTACACTATCATTTTCCAAGGACCTGGACGCTAAAACACTAGCTAAAGTGTATCCTAGACACAAATTGGAACGGCTATTAGCTGACATAAAGGGCTGGACAACGAAACCTGCTACGTACCCCAGACGGAAAAATACTGGTATTCCAATTATAGTGGCTGGCATGAATGCCGCGCTCAATGATGTCATCCTGTCGGTTTGGGCTGTGATGGCACACACAGCTTTTTCATTATTAAGGAAGGGAACCAGCCCTAACGACCTTCTGAATCTAATCGTGACGACCTTCAAGAAGTGGTTCCCAGATTTAGCCTTCATCGAATTTTCACGGGTACAGCACACAGATAAGGAAATGTTTAAACTGACAGAAGCCGGCTGGCTGATTACAAAGAACCTTGAGGGACGTGTACGTATCATTCAAGGGACAGTTAAACCTATTGCTATGATAAATAAATTTTTCATAAAGACTATGAGTGACGCCAACTTCAACACACCAGGATCATATTTCATGGCGACACCTGAGGAACTGAAAAGAAGGCATAAAATGAACCTGGCTAAAGGGTGGATACCTATAGCATTGGATCAGTCTCGATTTGACCTACACCATGGAAGGTCGCGACTAGTACATACTCTTAAACTGTGGGCCAACATCTTACATGGTAAGTTGGGAGTTGATCCTACACCATTTTTCATGTTCGAGAGTGGTATGCCTGCGTATATCATTACGGAAAGTGGAGTTGCTTTAAGTGAACCATTCGACGGAATCAGATCAGGTGATTCTAAAACATCACGCATGACTTCCCTCATAAACGCATGCGAACACCTATATATTTTGGAAAAAGCAGGCGAGAGTAATGAGTGGTATGACTTCATCGTGATGGGCGATGACATGATCGCCTGGATGCCTCCACATGTGGCGGAAGCATATAAAAAGAACATTCCTATGGTGGCCGAAGAGTTAGGCATTAAGATCGACCTGGAAGAGCCGCCACGGTTTATCGGTAAATACCCACAAATGGGCAGTGCTAAGGTTTATGGCAACAGAGGATCTCACATACAATCGGCGGTATGGCCGGAACGAGCTAAGCACCCATCGGCTTTACTCTTATCTATCTGGGCAAGGATTGAAATCGCAGAGAAGGATGGTAGGGACGGTGTCCAGTTATATCGTGTGTACCGCGATATTTTCAATGAGTTGGCGCAGAAAGTGCCATCAATAAAACAGCGCATGAAGGTGTTGGGCAAGTATGGCTTAAATCTATTGCCCGAAAGGTACGATCGGGCTAAGATAATTGTCGCCGATATGGTACGAAATGCCAGCAAACTATTCCCTAACGCGTACGAGGAGATCGACTCGATCATAACATTCATGACAAAAGGTGCGAATTACGATACAGATGTGGAGGTTAACCTTGCAGGAGAACCACTGTCCGGTTCCGAGCAGGTAACACTAGACGAGCTACTTCCAATCGTAGAAGAACAAATCAAGAAAGGTAGCGGAGCCGCTCTGGAGAGAATACATAAGGCCACGTTGTATCTCTCTCAAGCTAACACCGCTACTCAATTTGCTGATAGATTGGACTACATACTGCGTGAAATATGGATGCTGCGCAATGCTTTAAATTTACGAGGACCGAAGGGCCCTGGAAGGGACTACCTAATGGATGGTTCTACTAGCGCAGCAATCACACGTGCTCTGGCACAAAAGTTGGAGGTAGATGACTAGTAACATA